TTACACAACCATTTGGAGTCAATGGAGATTTTTATAAAGCACACGGGATAAATGTCGCAGGACACACAGGGCAAGATATCCGGGCATTCCACGGTGAGAAGGTGAGAGCAACTCATAATGGCATAGTTACTCATGCGGGAGTAGATGGAAATGAAGGATGGGGAGTTGTTATTAGGACAAAGATTCCCTACGACTATAATGGGAAAGAAACCTACTTCAAAACAATTTACTGGCATCTTATGCAGAATATTCCAGTTAAGGCTGGACAAGAAGTAAAGGTGGGAGATGTTATAGGTTATGCAGACAATACAGGATTCTCATTTGGAGATCATTTACATTTTGGACTTAAACCCATTGAACGGGGTGAAACTGAATGGATATGGGCAAACAGTGAGCAAGGTAATGGATATTACGGCGCAATAGACCCTGAACCATACTGGAACGGATATTTTGCAGAGGATGCAACGGTTGTTCTTATGAACCTTAGTAAGCAGGTAGAGTTACTTTTAAAGGTCGTAGAAATGTTGAAGAAGTTAATTTGGAAATGAAACTAACTAGAGAAATAAGAAAGCAGTTGGTAAAGCGCGTTAAGTCTTTTGGATGGAGGGTTGCAGTAATGTCCGTTGTGATTCTTCTTGATTTTGGAACAGAAAACGCTGCCGGAATCGAGATACCAGATGTGTTGACAGTTATTATAGGTTTGGTATCTGGAGAACTCACGAAGTACTTAAACCGTAAGTAAAAGTCAAGGACTTGACAAATTGTTCAGAATGTGGTATAATATAGCAAAGGGGTAATTCTATGCCCACAATAGCAGCAAAGATTGAGGAAAAAGAGATACCAGCGGCATCGGAAGATAACGCTTTTTATAGGTTAACTGACAAAGAGAAGGTTATAGTTGAAAAGGTTTCTCAGTTATTCAGGGTATCTCAAGACCAGCGGGATGCCTCCTTAGAGTACTTTGATGGTAGAAATCTCTTAACTTACATAGAAGACTCCGTTAGGAGGTTCATAACGAATGTAGATGAAAGAGAGGATATAGAGGATTGGCAAGCAAGGATACACGCCCCATTTACCAGAAACAAGGTTCTTGCTATTCTAGGAAAGGTTGTAGATGCTCTTCCTATGATAGAGTTTATCCCGCGAGGGGATGAGGATCTTCTTAAGGCAGAGATACTTTCTACTTTATTTGAATATGCAGATGATATAGATGACGTAGAAGAGTTTTTTACCTATACGATAGAGGAAGCTATAGTCAAAGGAACTGCGGTTGGATACGAGGGATTTGATGTAAAAGAAAAGGATATAAGGGAGGTAAAGAAGTATAATGGCGGAGATGGTATAAAAACTGTCAAGAGTAAACTTATTCAAAGGAGGATTTCCAGCAAGATAGTTCCTCTTGAAGAGTTCTACCCATCTTCTATCGGCACAAGGAATATTAAGGATATGCCTTATTGTTTTTGGAGGAAACTTCTTACTTACGATAGTTTTCTTAAAGACTTCTCAAACTATAAAAAGGCAAAAAATGTTCAGCCATATTCAACAACTCTTGGGAAAGAGGTGGATAGACCATTTTACTGGGATTATATCGGAACTGGAGTAAACGATGGAGAGGTTGAGATTGTAAAGTATTATAACCAAGAGACTGATGAGTTTATCATAATCGCTAATGGTATTTGGTTAAATCCAGTAGAGGGAGAGGAAGTAAGTCCAATACCATTTAATCATAAGTCATTGCCATTTTGGGCAATCCGATATGATATATTTGGATCTGATATCTTCTATGGAAAATCCTTACCAGATAGACTTAAGTCATTACAGGATGTTCTCAACGTATTGCAGAACATGTTACTCGACCAGAGTTTCCTTACGATATTTCCGCCTATCCTAGTATCTGGTGTAGACGATATAGAAGATGACTTCCTTAGGCCTGGGCGCAGGATTACTGTTGATACCCAAGGGCTTCCTATTAACCAGGCATATCAGAAATTAGATCTAGGAACTCCAACTGGATGGCATCAGTTCATATTGCAATACACCAAGAGAATTCTAGAGGAAAGTTCTGTTGACTCAGTTCAGCAAGGAGTTGTAGGGACTGGAAGCGAAAGAACTACTGCCACTGAGGTTAGAAGCGCAGCTTCTGGGGTTGTTTCTTTGCTTGGTCTATTTGCAAAGTTTATCAAGTATGGCGTTAGAGAGAGGGCAAGGCTTCGCGCAAGCAATATCATACAGTTTTACACAGATCCAGAGAATCCAATACTAGAGCAAGTTCTTGGGGAAGGAGGAAAGAAGAAGGTTGGTCAAGCATTTAACACAATAGAGGTTGACAGTTCTCCGTTAACTCCTGGACAGAGAGGAGTAAAGATAGTAGAAATGTTTGCCGAAAAGAGTGAACTTCCAACCCAAAGAGCACTTAGAATACGAACCGCAGTAGATGAAAAGGTAACTGGCAAGAAGATGGAAAGAATAGCAATAACTCCAGAATATCTTAGAGAGTTTGAGTTCGATATTAAACTTGTTGCTAACCCAAAGAACCCAGCGTCTAGAGAACTCGATAAAGCATTGGAAATTCAATTCCAGCAAACTATACTTGCACTTCACGGAGATCTTGTTGATAGGAAAGAATTAGCTGCTGAGCTTATAACAAAGTTTGATAGAGATCCTAGGAAGATACTTAAGGAAGAGGTGTTCGCTCCACCGCTTCAACCGCAGCAAGAAACAGCAGTAGGAACAATGCCTGGTGGCGGAGATAACAAAAGTAACACCATAAAGGGAGGAACTGGAGTAGGAGACGAACAGAGGTTGATGCAGGAAATGATGTCTGGCTAATGATTAAAATACTTCTAAAACTTATTTCTTCTGAGAACATAGAGAGAGAATACCTTTCTAGGTTTACAGAAGATAACATCAGAGAAAGTCTTAGCGAAGAAGAGCGTGCTGTCATTATGGGAGACATATCCAAGGTTGAGAATATTGAGAGTCTTCTTTTGGATATTCTAAAGAAAGATAGGATTAGGTTCTTCAACGCCCCAATAGAATCTCAGGGAGTTATAAAGGGTGGTTTTCTAAGAATACTCTGGCTGTTAAAAGAACTAAGGAAATCTGGGACTGGAAAGAAAAGGTCGGAAAAAGTAAAGTATGTAAATCCGAGATACGGGTAATGAAACACGGAAAGAAGCACTCAATGCTTACAAGGGCGAATGCACGCCTGATGCTTGAAGAGGGAATGGCAAGGGGCCATAAACTTAGTAAGGCACAGAAGGGACTCTTTGGCTTGATTGCTGGAGGTGGAAGACCATCAAAAGGCAAGAAAGGTAAAAAGAGTAAGAAAAAGGGGCGTAAAAAGGGTAAGAAGTAGGGGGCTTGACAAAAGAACAAAAGTATGGTATAATAGAGGCGAGGAGTAGTCTAAGCACTTTTCTAACATAATACGGAGTTTAGCTCTCCAGATGGGGTTACAGATTTTTGGGCGGGAAACTGTCATTTTGTTCTGTAGCCCCTTCTGGGGCGCTAAGCCCCAAGTTGGTAAAGTATTGTAACCGGACTCAACCGGACTCGGACTCAACCGAGTATAATAAAGGGACACGCCCACCCAGGCGCAAAACAAGGGACTAACAATTAACAATTACCACATGGAATTAGTAGATAAGGATGGTCAGGCTTTAACACCTGAACAGATCCAGGAGAACATTAACAAACTAGAGGAGGAGAACAAGCGTTTGGCCACAGAGCGTGGGAACACTGTTGAAGAGTTGAAGGTTGAGCGAAAACTTCGTCAGGAGGCCGAGGATAAACTAAAGCCAAAAGACGACGTGAGCGTTAAGATCCAAGAAGCTCTCGAAGAGGAAAGAAAGAGAGGCGCAGGCTTGAATAGACTGACTGCCCTAAAAAAGTTCCAGGAAAAGAACAAAGAATTTCATCCTGAGAATGATGCCAGCGGCCTTAAGGTCGCGGCACTGGAAAGAGAGTTTGGTTCGTTTAACACGAGCGAGCTGTCTTCAGAAGAGGAGTTTGAGTCATATTACGAGAAGGCTTCCATATTGCTTTCCAAAAAGGGAACTATGAAGGAATCTGAAACAATCAAGCCAGATCTCGACACATCAAAGAACACGCAGCAGCCGAAAGAAAGGGTAGACTCTAAGTTAGATGCCAAAGAACAGCAACTTCTAAAAGAACTTGGCTGGACCGAGGAACGGTATCTTAAAGTCAAGGCTTCTCAACCTAGGTTTGTAAGTGAGTTACTGGCAACAAAACGATAAGGTCGAAATAGTATAGTATAGTAAAGCAAATAGATGTCATTTAAATTAGTTGGATCTCTGAACCCACATGGTGGGCCATTGCTCCGTAGAACGATAGTTGCTAATTCCATCACAATTGCTGAGCTTGATTCGGTAAAGGTTGATACGAGCGGTTTCGTTGCGCTTGGTACGACTGGTGCGCTTGTTTATGGACACGTTAAAGCGTTGTCTACAAATGAGGGTGTTGGTCTTGTCACGGACGGGACTGCTGGTGCTGATCTTGGTTCATTCGTTGGAACGTATCTTACGTCCTCGACAAACCAAACAGTTGCTAATGTTCGCGCAGAAGTAGACTTCTCGAAAGAGACGATATATTCTGCTGACCCAGATGCAACGATTGGCACAACCACGGGATCTAATCTTCTTGGATATCATACTGATATTCTTGATGAGGATCAAACTGATGAGACTTCTGCTGTTACTGGAACTGCCCAATACACAATTTTGGGAGTTGATCCAGAAGATAGCGGAAACCAACTCGTCAACATTTACGAGTCGCAGATTCTTGGTTCCTAATAAACTAACATGGAAACACGAGGCACGTGGGGTGATCTTATAGCGGGTGTAGGCCTGCAGATCGCCGAAGTATTTAACCAAGCACAGGAAGAGTATCGGCCTGGTATCTTTGCCCTTTTAAACAGGGTTACGGGTACTGGAGCTGAACGGAATGTGACTGGCAAGACTGGAATAGGCAAACTAGCTCGCTTTGATGATGCGGATAATCTTCCTGGTCGTCGGAGGTACAAGACTTACAATACCGAAATAGTTTATAACAACTATGGTGGTTTTGTAGACGTATCGAAGAACACCATTGAAGACCGCGACTTTAGTGCTGACTTAGACGAAATGCGCGACCTCTCGATTGGTGCAGGCTACTCTCAGGATGAGAGTGGAATGCAGCTTTTCAACGGAGGTTTCGCAACTACTGCTGACGTTAATGGGTATCGTATGAGTTGGTATGGTGATGGAGAACCTTTGTTCTCTACCGTCCACTCGACTGTTGTCCCAGGGGCGTCAACACAGTCTAACTCTAGCACCACTTCGATTCCTTTCAGCCACGACAATCTTGAAACTGCATACGTTGCAATGCTTGATCAGCAAACAGATGATGGACAGGCGATTGCCCTTATGGGCAAGCCAACTCTTGTTCTCCCACCTAACCTTCTCAAAGAGGGTCTGGAGGTAACAGAGTCAGAACTTGAGCCTACATCTGCGAACAACGCAATCAACGTATATAAGGGTGGTATGGCCTTCGATATGGCCATGTCACTGTTCCTTAACGCTACCAATAGTGGTTCTAACACTGCATGGTTTGTGGTTGTGCCAGGTCGGCATCACCTCAACCACGAAGTTCGTCAGGAGCCTCGTTTGGAGAGCGATGTGAACATCAGGAACAAGGTTGCCACGTTTACCGTTGATGCCCGTTGGGCGGATTCGGTTACGGATTGGAGACGGACTTGGGGTTCTAAAGGAGATAATACAGCGTACAGTTCTTAATCTTGAGGGTTTTGGGGGTTTTCCAAAAAATCCCCTCAATAACATCTTTTAACCTCACTCTCCAGCTTAAAAGATAAAAGAACAATGAGAGTAATAACAGACAAAAAACATTTTACTAAAGCGGAGCGAAAGTTCGCACGATGGTTAAATGAAAATCATATACCGTTCAAAACAAAAGCAAAGGTCGCAAACAAAGAAATAGATTTTCTTATTGGTAAATATATTGTGGAAATAGATGGACATGAACAAGATGGAAATAAAAACTCTATGCTGGTTCAAGAAGGATTTATACCACTGCATTATACCAATCAAGAAATAAATAATAAACTATATGAGTTTTTCAAATTTTCCTAACGGGGTCTCCAGTTTTGGTATTCCGGTAGTCGGGTCAAATCTGGGTTTGAGTATTCCAACTGCTGTTGGTAAGGTGTTATTCGTAGATAAGGTTAACGGTTCTGATGGTAATGTAGGAACACAAATTAGCGCTCCTTTAGCTAGTATAGGTCAAGCATTGACAAATGCTAAAGATTTAGGAGGAGACACTATTTTTGTGTATCCTGGTACATATGTTGAAGCCCTTACAGTATCCAAAGACGATATTACTATTGTTGCAGCTATGCGAGGAGGTAACTCTAAACGAGTTGCTGTCGCACCTGCAAGTGGTAGCGTACCTCTCACGGTTGGTGATGTATGGCGGTTTCGATCTATAGGCATTCGGTTTGCAGGAACATCTGCAGTTGGAGTTCAACATGCTGGAGAAGCTGCTTATTTCGATGACTGTGATTTTACTTCTGATACTACTCACGGATTTCAGTTCAAGTCTTCAACTACCACAGTAGATTATACTGGTTCTGGTACGACAATCATAAATTCTCTTTTCAGAGATTGTGGTGGTGCTGGATTAAGGCATACAAGCGATACTGATACTGGGAATCCTAATTACGGAATCCAAGCAACCAATGTGAATATCTTAAATAACCAGTTTTATACAAATACTGGTGATGATATTGACGATGATGCACAGACAGGGAGCCCTACCTACTTTAATCAGTGGGAAATTTCTGGTAATAAGTTTATGACCAAAAACAAGGCAACATACCTTGATATGGATACTGGAAATGGCACAGATTGCCTTATCAGTGCAAATTACTTTGCTGATGCGGCCTTTGAGTTGACCACTGCGGTAAAGTTACCAAGTGGTGCAATGATGGTTGGCAACTATGCTACAGGCGGAACTGGAGCAATTATCAACGCAGTGTAAATAATGAGTGGCTTATTACAGGTTAGGGCTAGACCTAAAACTAGCCCATTATTTTCATGGAGGATGGGATGGCTGACGAAAAACCTGGATATATGTTACAGATTCAAAAGGTCACTTCAATCGGCAGTGGTGAAAGCATCATCGTAACGACTAACCTTCCAAAAACCGCTACAGTCGAGGACTTTAACGCTGAAATAGGCAAAATCACTGCGGCATTGGATGCTAGGCTTATTAATCAAAATGAAAAAGTTCTAGCTATAACAGCAGCAACGAGGGAAGCCCTTGATGGCATTGCCCAGGATAGGCAGCTTTAAACGAAGTTAAACAGCTTTGGTGCATTGACAATTTTACATGCATAAAAGTGAACTCTATTTATCACCTACATCTCTTGCATCCAAAAGGG